CCTGGTCGGTTGGGGTGTCATCTTCCGTAGGAAGCTCTTCGTTCTGAACGACAGGCAGAGCATATCCCGCCCCGCCGCCCGCAGCAACTTCCTCTTTGATGGTGTCATCGAACGTCTTGTCGATATATCGAACGATATTTGTTTTGCCAATATAGTTACGGACTCTGGAGTTCGTACCCGCCGAGCGCTCAACTATCGTGTAGATACTCTCGCTCCAATACAAGTCCATCTTCATACACATACGGCGCATCGCCTCTTTGGCATCGCCAAGTTCCTGGACATACTGGTCATACATCTCATCCACGCATTCAACGCAAAATGGAAGATAGCCTGAGCCGCGATACATTGGACTATGGCTCACAGGAAAGAATCCCTTTTTGCGGCTGTACGCCGTACCGCAGCGGTAGCAATAGTGTTTTTGTGTACTGATAGTGGGGTCTGACGCTTTTCCCTGACTACGCCTTCTCGGTGCTTCTGCCATTTACGCCAACCCCCTTTTCACATTGTCCTCCCACTTCTTCACAGCGATGCGCATACGATTGCTGGGGTAGAAGCGGGGAATGTAGTGTTCGGGGATAATGACCTTCTCGCCAGTCACAGGGTTCGGGCAGCTTCTCTCCTTCCTCACCAGAAGGTCGAAACACCCAAGATTGCGGACAAGGACAGAGTTGCCTTGCTCAAGATTGTTAATAATGAGCGAGGTAAAATCATCCACGATATTAGCCGCCTTCTTTTTGGTATAGCCGTACTCGTCGGCAAGCTGTTGAATCAAATCAGCCCTTTTAACCTTCATCCTTTACACCTTCCTTTACTTAGAGGTCTGCCAAAGACTTCTGCGCATCCGACCTGATTTCTCCGTTCTCATCGAAGTATTGAGAAATCTGCTCCTCTGCACTCATGTCCTTATAGACCCGTACCATGTCCGCCGACTCCCATCCAACAATTTCCTGGATAACATTATCTGGCAGACCGAGCTTGGCAAGGTGCGTGGTAAAGTAGTGCCTAAGACTATGCCAGTAAAAATCTTCGCCCGTCATACGGCTGAACGTGTTCGCCCAGCTATTCAGCGTGGTGTCGCCCATCTGCTCACTGGGACTGCCAGCGGCAGGGAACAGCCACTCGCTCTCAACACCGAGCTCCTTACGCTGATTCATCCAGGCATCAAAGAACGGCTGGAACTTCTTTGCCAATGTGTAGCAGTGAATGAACTTGCCGAGGCCAAACCCCTTGGTCTGGATAGGCTCGCTCGTCTTATAAAGCGCACCGCCGCAGACGAGATTCTCCTCCTTGAAGTCGTCCACACGGAATCGGCACAGCTCCGCCTTACGCCTACCGCTACACATTGCAAGCGCAACAGCGCAAGCCTTCTTATGCTGGCCGCTTTCAGTCAGTCTGCCAAGCAACTCGTCCAGAGCTTCATCGCTCCACACGGTCTTCTTCCTGACCTGCTGCATAGCTGGATTTTCTACTTTGCGAACGACGGAACGAAAGTCTTTGAACTCGTCCTCGTCATCCAGCATATTTGCCACAAAGTTGCTCATGGATGAGATAGCAGATTTCAAGCGTCTCACCCGAGCCGGAGAGTTTCCGTTCTCATTGATAAGCCAGCTCTGATAGGACGCATAATCCCGCTTTGTAATCTTGGGGAAGAACTTGTTGTTATTGTGGGTCAAGTTCCACACCCAAAAGATGTCGATATCGTTATCATACCCGGCAATCGTTTTTGGACTGCGCTGAACAGACCTCAGATAATCCAGAAAGTCCTGTTTCAGGCGCATATTGTCCGGGTTGACCTGACGCAAAAGCTCAGGGCTTGTGATATCATTCTGTTTCGTCTTTCTTGGCATCAAAGCCACCTCGCTTTCTTTAAGATTGTGGTGCCTCGGGACGGAGTCGAACCGCCGCAAGCGTAGGGCTTCAACCTACCGCTCTACCAACTGAGCTACCGAAGCATGAAAATTTACGCCTTTCTCATTTCTCCGAAGAGATTGAGCTTTCACGGGCAGTCCGAAGACTTCCGAGGGCACTTGGTTGCGGGGGCCGGATTTGAACCGGCGACCCACGGCTTATGAGGCCGCTGAGCTACCGCTGCTCTACCCCGCAGTATTGGTGGGAGAAGTGTGAGTCGAACACACTCAGCTCGAAAGCAACGGTTTTACAGACCGCCCCGACTCTCCGACTTCGGCGCTCTCCCATGTGGTACTCCCAGCCGGACTCGAACCGGCATCTTCGCCTTGAGAGGGCGACCACCTATTCCAATTAGTAAGATGGGAGCATATGGCTCCTCCGGCAGGGCTTGAACCTGCGCACTCTCGATTAACGGTCGAGCGCTCTGCCAACTGAGCTACAGAGGAATATAGAAAGGGCCACCCCGCAAAGGGCAGCCCTTGAAGGGTTGCTTAGTTCAGGCTTACATTGTAGGAACACCGCACACCGGTCTCATCACACACACAGACCATCTGCTCCGGCCTCCCATAGATACGCTTCTGAACGCAGTAGTCATCCATACCCAGAAAGCTGCCCGCCATAATAGTTCTGATTCCCTGCACATCGTCAATCTTACAGTGATGAAGATGACCAGAAAGAACAGCGTACAGTGGTTTACGGGCCATCGTTTGCAACGCCTGGATTTTGCTGGGCGAACCGTCAAAGTCTCCATGCACACCGCAATACGTTTTCCCGCGCACGTCGATAAGGTACATCGTCTCGTCAACCTTCTCGCCGCCGCCGATGATGACATTCTCAAAGCTCTGGAGCCGAGCTGCCAAATACCACTCGATAAGGTCGTCCAAGCGCTCACTCACCAAGGCGTTGTCCTTGTTAGGGTCAAGGCGGCTGTGGTTACCCGCGACACTTACGAAGGTAACAGTAACAAAATGCTTGCTCAACTCTGCGATGAACTCCGCAATCAGCTCGGACACACCCTTGATTTGCTCAATGACGTTCTCCTTGTTGGTCACAGTGATGGACTTATGGATATTGCCGGAAATCTCATCTCCGTTTGCCCAGATGATGCAATTCTGGCTGGAATGAGTGCGAGCAATCTGGATGATACGGTCAAGATACCGGCACATCATTTCCCGGCAGATGTCGGAATTATATGTATTCCAATAATTCTCCACGGTAGCCCCGTAATGGATGTCGTTCAGACTGACCAATAGGTCATTGTCAGACTGTGTTACAACACCATATGGGTCGAACTCATAGTCCAACCGGGGCAGGTCGCCCTCCTGAATGGATTTGACCAGAATCTCATTCAGCTCTTCCTGGCGGGAGCGTTCACGAACCAACTTGTTGAAAGCGTTGCGCTGGTCATAGAACTTCTGGCGTTCCGCCTGCAGCTCAATCTTCTTGCGGTCGAGCTCAGACATCCTGTCGGTTGAGCGGATAGCGTCTTCGCCCTCACGCTCGATGGCGTCAATAACGGCCTTCATGCCGTACATTCTCTTGCGGACTTCGGTTGCGCTGAAACAGCTCCCATCACCAAACAGACGCTCGCTCAGTTCCTCGTAATCATCGTCGATGGTGTGGTCTACCATTTTACCAAGCACGATGTCACGCATCTCTTTGTAGCTTACTGTACTGGTAATAGGTCACACTCCCTTTCTAAGCTCCCGCAAGAGCTTCATCACTTTCTTGCTCTCCTCGCAGTAGTAGTGCCCACGACCGGAGCGCTGCTTCATGGTGCCCACGATATGCACCCCAGGGTACTTCTCGATGATGGCATCTCTCTCGTGCCTGTTAATTTCAACCATGGTTTTGCCTTCCTTTTCTACATATGATTTGGTTATGCGAATTTCTTGGGGAAAAGTTTTATATATTTTGTATCATAATAACAACCCATCAAACACCCCTAAAACCGTTGTTGCACAACGGTCTTTAGGGGGTCATTTTTTCCAACAATTCAGATTTGAGCCGAGCACCTAAGCGCATTTCTTCGGCGCATAACGGCGTTGACGTTCTGCCTTGTCTTCACTTCGATGGCGCAACTTGGGCAATACTTCTGCCTGCGGCCTCTGGATGGCTCCTGAATCTTGACCGTAAGCCCACAATTTTCGCACTCAAAATAGGGTGCGCCATAGTGTTTAAGATACTGATACCCCAGGTTGCGGAAATCATGGATATGTAAAGCGACTTCGCCCTCCTCCATAAAGACAACCTTGACGTTCAGGTTGTCAATCTTCTTGGAGAAGCGTACCATGTCGGCATTTTTCAGCTCAGCAAACAGGGCGCTCTGCCGCTTGATAGAGGTACTGATATTGGCCATCTGCATAATCTCCCGGTCTGAGGTGTTCGCCCAATGGTCATTCCGCTCGGAAACCGCATCCCAATACTTCGCTACGCACAGGAGCGTAAAAGCGAGCCTGCGGAGCTGCTTGCCGTCCAGCTTTTCGATGGCCTCCATCTCTTTACCCGTAACATCAATACCATCCACTCGAATGATAGGGTACTTATCCACATTTTTGGCTATCTTGTCCAGCATATCTGACCAGCTTGGCAGAGAGGCCGATGGGTCGCACTGGATGAGAAATGTATCCAGCATCCTCCGCACCTCCCGTTTGGAGTAGCCGGTGGCCAAGTAATACTTAGCCACACGGTTCAACGTCTCCACCGGTCTCTTGCCAAGGTCATGGTTGTTAATCATGCGCTCTGCCCACTCATACTCATTCAGGACAATGCTCATCAAACTCCTCCAATCTCACTTTTTGCAGGGAAAACCGCTCCCCGCCATATTCAATCTCTCCGTTGGGGTTAATCGTCGGGTAGGAAATTTCGCCGTCATTTCTGCGCAGCAAGTTCTTGATAATCTCATCGCCGCACATCTCCCACGCAAATCGCTTTGTAGAGCTCTTTGTGTAACAGATATCCAGAACAATGTCGCACAACGCCTCCCGGCTTGGGCAGACCTTGGCGCACTCCTGCTCGAACTCCGAGCGCATCTCAGACATCCGGGAGAAGGTGTCGTACTCGTCTACCCGCTCATAGTTTGCGAACACCACATAGCTGCGCAGCCGCTTGTTATAGTCCTCATACAACTTCAAGATGGCGTTGTACTGAGAACGTGTATACTCTGCGCCGCTCTTCATTATTGTGTAATCGAACTCGGTAGCGGAGTTGTGCCTGCCCAGGTATCCGTCAAACTCCCGCTCGAACCGGCGGCAGATTTTGTTCATCACGCAGTCGTTCATGCCTACCGGCATCCGCTTCCGATAGTATCGCAGGAAGTCGCTCTGCCGTTCTGTCCGACGTTCTTCGGGGATTGACAAGAGTTCATCCACAGTCATCTGAAACTCACGCAGGGCGTTTTTGTTGGTGTTCTTTATGTAAGTGTTATACTGCTTCATCAGAGCCGGGTAGATGATGCGCATGAAGTACGGCTTCTTGTCGGCAACGATTTCCTGATAGAACCTGCGGCGGTCAGGGTCTTCGATTTGATTGACGCTGTGCCTGTCATGCCATTCACGAGGCATAGGTTTGGCGATGATGCCCTTGGCCTTGTCGATAGCGTTCTGCTGAAAAAGCTGACCGCACTTAATACGGTAGTCCAGCTCTTTATATTGAGGACTATCCTTGGGAAAACGTGCCTGCACATCGAACATAGAGGTAATCCAGTTGGTAGTCTTTCCGATATCATCGCCGAAGCTGTCGATGTTAGCCTGGATGAAGTCGGATTCAGTGACAATGCGTTTCTGCGCCTTGCGCTGAACGCACATCAGGGCGGGGAGAACCTGCAAATGCCCGACCAACACCTCATTATCTGTCAGCATGACAAGGTCTCCGTCCTTGTCCATTCCGTTAAGGGCGTGGGCCGCCGTATCCCAGGAGTTAAACAGAGTGCAGGTGGTCATGTACTGATACCAGTACCGGGCGGCCTCGCTTCGATTTGGATAGACCAACCGGATGTTGTTGTGGCAGGTCATAGGGGCACGGAAGCAGGCCAGCTTCTCAGCGCCCAGGTCGGCCCAATACTTGTTATAGATTTCGCCTTCTCCCAGGATGCCGGTCACATCCAACCCGAAAATATGCTGGCACAGAGAGTACGGGTCGCCGCAGACAATAGAGTAGTTGCCATGAACCTTCAACACGCCCACCTTCGCCTCGTTGATGCGGTTCTTAATCATCTGGTAGACGTTGCTCTGGATATACGGGTCGTCGAGCATCGACGGCTCAATCATCACTGCCTTTGCATAGTCATTGTCTGCCCGGCCTACGTTATCAGCGGTCAACCCGGCGCCTTTCAGGAAGAGGATGGTCTTCGCCACATCGGCATAGAGCACGTCCCGAATCTCATCCATCGTCGGCCTGATAAGTTCCTCGATGTCGTTGTCGTCCAGGTCATAGCTTTGGATGAACTGATAGTTCAGATTACGCTCATGCTCCAGTTCCTTGGGGCAGGTCTTGGCAAC